ACCAGACAACTTAATATCCGGTGTAGCGTTTTAAGGATTTTTTTTATGTTTGCTAAAGTTATAGAATGGCTACATCCGACATCGCCAAGGAGAGTGTTTTCGACGATCGCATCGTTCAGCACAGCCCCGCTTATGCTGTGAATAAGGGTGCATTATCGCTAACGGCTGTGCCTTTCCAGGCTATCTCGCAGACCACGACCCAGCACACTTACAATATTAATGTGCCTTCGCAGAATGTTTTTATTGACCGTGCCGTGGATTGGACTTCCACTTGCCCCCTTGCCGTCAGCGTCGCCCCCATCACCGTTCCTTTTACGACCAACCAGCCCGTGCTGACTTTCGGTCAGGACTGTGCCTTAACGAACTTCCCCCTGCACTCGCTGGTCGGCACTATGACCGCGACCATCAACGACACCACGACCACGATGAATACTTCCGACATTCTCAAGCAAGTTCTCCGTCTGACTTCTTATGCCGACAACAAGAAGTCCCGCACTTGCCCCACGATGGACGACACTTACCAGTCATACAACTCGGGCTATGGCTCTCTGAATACGCCCCTGAACGGCTGGTCGGACAGTCAGCAACCCGCCTTTGTGCCTAACGGTGCTTACCCGAATGTGTCCTTCACGAACCCTACGGGTGGTGTTCTGTCCGGCTCTTCAACTTACTCCACGACCGCCCCTGACGGCACTTCCCAGACTGTAGATTATGTGAATGGTATCCCCGTGCGTAGCACGACAAACGACGCGAAGGGCTACTCTCTCTTCTTGACTTTTACTTCCGTGGAGAAACTGGTACTGTCTCCCTTTGTATTCGCCAACTCCGCCCAGTGGGAGACGGGTCTGTTCGGCATCAACTCAATCCAGATTGTATGCAATATGGTAGCACCGTCTCGTGTGCTTCGCTCTACGACACAGAATGGTCGCACCATCAACTCTGTTTCTTACAACGGATCGGTCTTCTCGGGTTCAAATATGCTTTTTCAATTTTTAACTCCGTCTTTAGATTTACCTTTACCGCCAAAAAGCGTAGTCGAGTATCTCGAGTATCCCCGTTATATCACGAACTTATCGGGATTTACAACGGCTGTTGGTGCTACTGAGCGTTTGTCTTCTCAGACCATCGTTCTTCCCCAGATACCTGATATGCTAATGATTTTCTGCCGTCCCCAGTCCTACGCTTCCACGACGGACGCAGACTGGATGTTCCCACCCACGACTATCTCAATCAACTTTGATAACTTTGCTGGTCTGCTCTCATCTCACCAACAGCCCCAGTTATACCAGATGTCCGTTCATAACGGTCTGGATATGGACTATGCGGAGTGGATTGGTTCTGCGAAGATTGCCCGAACGGGTGGTAATATCTCCACGGTGGGTGGCTTCCTTGTGCTGAAGCCCGGCACGGATATCACACTCCAGTCAGGACAAGCCCCTGGTCTCGCAGGTAGTTTTACCCTGCAATTTGACCTAACGGTTCGCAACAACACGGCTTCCGTCGTGAATGCTTACCAGATTGTAGTAGTGTCGGTGAATGGTGGCTTCTTCGAGTCCCAGTCTGGCTCTTCTCGCGTGGTTAAGTCCGTACTGTCCGAAGCCGATATCATCTCCGCTCCCCCTGCTGGAAATGTGGAAGGTATGCGTCGCCTTGTGGGACACGGCTTCCTTTCCAACCTTGGCTCTGCATTCACGAAGGCGAAGGAGATCTTCAACAAGGGCAAGGAGATCTACGAGAAGACCAAGCCGTATGTGTCGCAGGTTAAGAATATGCTACCCGACAGCGGAGTGCTGGGTGCTATCAAGAGCGGTGCGACGCAACTCGGATACGGTGCTTCCGGCGGTGCAATGAGTGGTGGTCGCAGTCGCCGTTCTCTGGCTTCTCGCTTAATGTAAGGAGTTGCCGATTAACCATTTAGTAATCTTCAGATTAACCGATTAACAATCGCTTAATCTGTGGTGTAAATCGTCCCGATTAAAATATACGCTATGTTTATAGAATGCTACGGAGAGAACCCGGTCTAATTGAAGCACATAACGCTCAAGGAGAACTCGCACACGAACGGGCGATGGAACGCTTTTCCCAGCATCCGCAGTTAAATGGTAATGGTAAAGTTCGCCGTCAGCGTCAGAAGGAACACGAGATGGCTCATAATCCCGAAATGTCCGGTGGTTCTATGCCCCGCTCTATGAGCCGTCTTGTGGGACACGGTAAGCGGAAGTCCAGAAAGGCGAAGAAGGCGGATAGTTCATCGGAGAGCGATGAAGAGATGAGTGGTGGTAAGAGCCAACGCTATACTTCTGCTGGTATGTCTGACCGTGAAGCTTCACCCTTTCATAGTGAAGGTACGCCTATGGATAGACCCACATTCACTATGGGAATGCCCGGTGGCGTGGGTGGCGGACACCCTGCATACCACCAAGGTAAGATGTTGGCGGAGTTCATTCGTTCCAAGCACGGCGACGAACACGCTCATCAAATGCTCCACGGTATGCTCCACGGAAACGGGTTTTTTGGAGACTTGTGGGGTAAGATTAAGAATGAGATTGTAAATCCCCATAGCGACCTACGCTCTAAAATCCTTCCTACTGCTACGAAGATTGCGACGGTGGTTGCTCCCTTCGTTCCGGGTGTAGGTAGTGCCGTTGCTCTTGGTCTGAATGGATTAAACACGGCGAATAATGTAGCCACGCAGATACAGGGCGGTCGTCGCACTCCCCGTGGTCGTATTGCCGAGAAGCAGATGAGAGCCGATATGGGTAATGTATATCACAATCCTTCTCTACCCGGTGCTGGTCGTCCGAGAGCCAGAAAGGGTAAGGGACAACCTAATGGTGTAAGCGAGATGCTTGGAAGCCCCAGTAATGGTAGCGATCCCAGTGGAGCGGTAGATGTGGGTCGTGTAGCCAATCCGGGTCAGATGTTCTCTCGTAATACGGTTGGTATGGGACGAGTTCATCCCACGGCACACCCCCGTCATCGTGTGCCTTCGTCATCAGCGGGTGTATATTTCAGCGGTGGCTATGGTGGTATCAATCACAATAACCCTACTGGAACGCTAAATACTGGTTCTGGTAAGAAGACCCGTGCAAAGGCGGGTGCTTCCGACGCAAGAAAGAAGCGTGGTGCTGAAGTATCCCGACTGATGAGAGAAAAGGGTATGACTTTGGGACAAGCGTCCAAGCATATCAAAGAACACGGATATTAATAGGCTATAAAAAATCTATGGGAATACTATAGAATGGCTGTCAATCGCATCGCAGAAGGATATGTGAAACAGCCCAAAGTCCGATTTCCTTCGGAGTTTAATGCCTTATATGACAAACCCCGTGAATATTTTATGGGTGGAACTCGTCCTGCAACTATGACGATAAGTTATCCTATGGAAATCCCTTCGCAAACTTATCACGAAGAACTTCGCAACGCCCAACACGCATACGATTTAGCAACAATCGCTTCTCGTCGGCATTTTAACCATACGACTTTCCGTCAGCCGAGACCCGGTCGTGTAATTACAAATCCCATTAACAACGGACAGCGTCCTTTCCAGACTTCTGTAGATGGAACAAATCACCCACTGCAAGTATATCCCGGTGGTCTTGGGACTTTTGTATATAACCAGCACCATTTACGGGGTGGTGTATTATCCAGTATTGAAGGTCAGAAATACGCAAGGAATATTCTTGATCGCCGTGCTTCCCAGATACGCCAGATGGAGAACCCAGACTTACCACCCCCTGCTAACGCTGTTATGACATCGGCAGAAGCCGATAAACTGGAACTCTATCAGATATTGCAGGAAGTTCTTGATAATGTAGATAGTGGAAACTACACGGACTTGATATTCGCGAATATTCGCAAACTTGTTGGATTGCTAATTAAAGTTGCAGTTGAATTGGAGACTGAAGATTTACAGAAGATATTTGACGCTATTAAGAATATTGTATTAACCGAGCGTTCTGAAGCGACTATGACGCAACACCACGGAATGATTAGTGAAGGCACTTTCTTGGAAGGTCGTCGTAATGCTGGTAAGGCTGAATTGGCGTATCGCCAACTATCAAAGTTGCTACTGTTTATTGAAGATTTGATTGTTGGTGATATCAGCAATCTTCCAGAGAAGAGTAAGCGTCTATTAATAAAGAGTGCTATCAAGAACTCTGATCTATCTTCTATTAACCCAGTAGCCCCCCGTGCATTCAAGGGGCAGACACCTGCTGAAAGTGGTGTTGCTCCTTCACCGGCTCTTGGCGGATTACCGCCACCTTCACCCCCACCTTCACCCCCACCTTCTCCTGGGGAAGAAGAAGAAGAAGAAGAAGAAGAAGAGCCAGTTGATGAGAGTGCTTACACGGCTGATAATATTAAGGCACTACGAGCAGAAGTTGGGTCGTTTGATGATGGTCGCTTGGCTGATTTGCTAAAGGACGCTTCAAAGAGACTACACGCTCCAGGGGCAACCGCACAGGCGATTAACTTTTTCAGCGAAGCCCTTCCCATTCTGAATAACGAAGCACAACGCCGTCGCAGAGCGTCAGCACCTACACCTGCTCCTGCGAGACCCCCACCGCTCCCCATATCACCGCCTATGGTTGCTCCTGCTCCAGCCCCGCCTTCTTCTGCTCCAAGTGCATTAACACTTTGGCGAAATGAAATTGATAATGCGTACAGGACACGGGACAAAGACGCTATGATCGCGTTAATGACCCGAATGGCTACTGCTGGATTACTCGACCTACACGGAAATACCAATCTACATAGTCGTACTGCCGTGAAACTCAAGAACTTATTTAACTCTAAAACTTCGGGTCGTGTGAAGCCAATTGCATAACCGATAACCGATAACCGATTGAGAGAAGATAATAACCGCCATATAGTATGGGAGTTATTATCTGGGGTATTACTGGGAAAAGTGGAAATCCCAAATTATATAATTTCTGTTTCAATCGGTTATCGGTTATCGGTTAGCAGACTTGGACTATCTTTCCAGTCTTTCCCATAATGTAGCCTTTGAACTTGAGTTGGCTATAATGTTTCTTCATCCACTTATATAACTTATTAATCTCGGCTTCGTGCAAGTGCGGATCATCGTCATCTTCCAGTTCCTTGAAGACCTTGTACGCTCCACAGTCCATATGAGAGAAGACCCAGAACTCTTGGATATCGTGGAGTTCCAAAGCAATATCTAAATGTTCTTTTAAAACCTTCTTCCACGCCGGTTTATCATTCGCACCAAGTTCAGAACCAGCGAGAGCGAATAGGTCATAATCATTCTTAACATACTTCTCGTGGATAAGAAAATCGGCTAACATTTTCGTGAAGCGTGGGTCTATACAAGCCAGAACGAAGGTATGAGCCATCCTATATTCAGTCTGGCGATTATTCTTTTAGAATATATTCCTTCTGCTGATTTACGGAATGACCCATCGCTTCTGCATCCTTCTTCATCTCTTCCAGTTCATTACCATACTTACCCGAGAGATAGATATGACGGAGCATAGAAGAGCCAACCTTCTTCCCGAAGACTTTATTCAGCATTCGTGTGATAGCATTCACACTATTGAGCGGAGACCCGTCGTGTGCTACAAGTAGCTTGAACTCCTTTACCTTTGGCTTGTTTAGCGGGTGGTATTTCAGAAAGAGTTCAATCGCCTTCAGAAGGGGCTTCTCATCAGTGTCCGGGATAGGCTCTTTCTGTTCGCCGTAAGTCTTCGCGGTCTTATACTTGTTGAAGATGAACTGCTTGGTTGCAAGATCCAGATAGTTCTTGTCCTTCGGCATTTCAGCATCCCACTTCTTCACGACATACATATCCATATAGTCCTGATTACGGCGGGGAGCAACATCCGTATAGAGCGATAGAACAATAAACCTTAAAAGTGTGTCGTATGCAGAAGGAGTGATATGTCTCCCAGAAACATTCTCCGAGATGCTCTTCGCCATTGCCTTTTTAATCTCCTGAACTTGCTCCCAAGTAATCCAGTTCTCATCTTGCTTTTCGGATTTGGTGTTGGGTTCTTTGTCGGACTTGTCTTTGCTTTCCATCATCTTATCGTACCAATACTTGTAGGTTTTCTTGTAGGTCGCCTTGTCTTTAAAGAGCGAAAGGGTGCTAACAATGGCGGTGATATAGTTGCGTTGAGTAGCGGGTGCGAACTTCTCAAGACTGCTATGTATCGTATCATAGTTCTTCAGCCAAGCAAGGTTGTTGAATGGGGTCTTGTTGTGGAGACTGTGGAGCGTCTGCAAATACTGGTTCGCACTACTCTCGCTTATCTCACGAGTGGATTGGAGCGACTTCGCAAGTTGTAGCATAAACTCGGATACACGCATTCCGGACATCGTGTTATATACTTGTAGCCAACATTATTTGCCGGGAAGATTACCGCAAGTAGAACATCGCCACTTGGCGTGAAAGATTTGATGGTAGATTGTAATAGAAACCATAGAAGCGATCACAATATCACGCATAGACCAACTCATTCTACTATAGATTACATAAAAACTGCAGAAAAACCCCGCAGGTAATAATGTAGGGGCTACTTTATTACTAAATGTAAATATCTTAATGCTTATATGGCGTTTTCAAGTAAAAAATCCGGATTTTTTACTCGTATTTCTCATATAAGGATTGATTTGATTACAATATGTAAATAAATCAATCGTTTTTATTACCAGCGGTAAATATCTCACAAATATTTCTTGCATATAGTAGATGTTCCGGAGTATTTACACACACACCAGAGATATTTATGTTGAAGTAATGAAGAAGCGGATCAGATATCACATTCCAACCTACGGTGAAGGGGAAGTCTTGAAAGTATTATCAATACAAAGAAAGCCTGATGGGTTTATTCTCGAGTTGGAAAGAAACCCCACGCCCGAACAATCCTTATTATATTCTATCCGTAGGGCAGATGACCCACCGAGAGAATATATTGAAACGCCTTCGCCTTCCCAAAGACACCCATCTATCACTTTCCGAGTTAGCAACAGCATTTGATATACCACAAGACGCTCTACAAGAAGTATATAATCGCGGTGTAGGGGCTTGGAAAACCAACATATCATCGGTACGACTGAAGAAGGACTTCAGTAAGAACTATAACATCTTCAAGTTCCCAAGATCTGCAAGACTTCCAAAAGAGATGTGGGC